TGCGGCCCCCACGGATCGGCTAACATTCCGCACTCGATACCGTAATGCGAGCCTCTGCGGTTTCTGACGGCTGTGAGCTGGAGTTGGTGGGTGTGGGATGTGACAATGTTGATGCCTGAGTGCAGGGCGTTGTTCCATGCGGTGTGGATACCGCCACGGAAGCGGTGCCGGATCTCGACTTCGTTGATGACGGTTGCCCAGCAAAATTCCCATTCTGGGAAACGGTCTTTGATGCGGCCTGCGTAGTCCTCTAGCTCTGGAGCTGCTGAGGCTAGGTAGTTATCCACACGGATGTCGTGGTTGCCCATCGTCCAGATTTTATGTGCGGAGAGGGGGAGCATTTTGAGATGCTCTCTGACAGCTTCGACTTCTTGAGAGATCTTAGGGGCTTTGGAGCCGAGAGGTCTACCGTGACGGGAAACTCTAGCACCGTCGAGAATGTCGCCATTAAGGACGATGCAGTCTGGCTTGAGTTGCTTGGCTACCTTGGCAAAGGCTTTCCACATAATGGTTGGCTCGCCAGGCCAGATGTGGGCGTCACCGCCAACAAGAACTGTTTTGATGTCTTTTTCTGGAACATAAATCGGAGGGATAACCCATTCTGCTGGTTCTAATTGTGGGTGTTTTTGTTCAAAGAGATGAGGAAAGAACTCTTTGGCTTTGGCAAGTTGCTGCCTGATTGTAGATCTTGGGATATTGAGTTGGAAGCCAGTGGCCCTTGCCGAGCCTGTTTTGTTGTAAACATTTATGACGTGAATGAGATGTTCATCCGGAACGGGTCTGGAAGCCATTTTAAAATCCTTAGTCAATTAAGGGTTTGCAATATAAACTTTTTTTGTATGTAGGTAAAATGACACAAACCACAATTTGTTAAATTATTTGTTGCACATTGTTGTTTCTATAGTTATGTATATTTCATGCGCTTGTAGCTCAACTGGATAGAGCGTCGGTCTACGAAACCGAAGGTTGGAGGTTCGAAACCTTCCAAGCGCACCAACAAAGGGGTTGATGATGAGAATCCACACACTGGCTTGGCCTGACGTTGATACGAGGATGATTAACGCGCACGAGAGTGTGATGAAGCACTTTGGGTTGAGTCCGACGTATTATCGGGTTCACATGCCGCATGGCGAGTGGATGGACAAGGTTTGCAAGGATGAATTTGAGACGGGTGCGGAGGTTGTTTGCTTTCTGGAGATCGACTGCGTTCCGACCTGTGAGACAATTATGGCTAGGGCGTATCGCTGGACGAAAGACAATAGGGGTATTCTTGGCATCGCTCAAAGTGCTAACCACCTTGATCCTCGTCACATTTACGCTGGTCCGGCTTTTTACATGGTACACCGTGAGGCTTGGCAGAAAGTGGGTAAGACCTTTTCTGAGCAGCCGGATTGCGACGTGGCGCAGTTGTTTACCAAGTCTTGTGAGGGATTGGGTGTGCCTGTTCGTTGTTTATATCCTACTCACTACTTGTATCCTGCCGACGAGGGACGCTGGGCTTTGGGCAATTATGGATATTTTGGGCGCGGCACTCACTATAACGGTGGGGTGTTTCACATGTTTCAAGGTCGCACAAACAATGCGATCAATACTTTCGTAGACGTGTGTGATAAGATTGTCACAGGACATTTCTCCACTGGCGGTTGGTATGAAAGTGCAAAGCTATGAAGTTGTTGCCTATTAAGGATGTAAAATGAAGTTTGACCTTCAGGCGTTTTACAGTTTCTGCGCTGAGTTAAGTATTGAAACGAAAGAGCATGGCCTAAAGAAGATGGGAAATCTTCTCGGCACTCAGACCTATGTGATGAACGAGATCGCGCAAGGTCTAGAAGAAGACAAGCACTTCTTTGTTATTCTGAAGGGGCGGCAACTTGGAATTACAACTATATCTCTTGCTCTTGATCTTTACTGGCATTTTATACATCCTGGACTACAGGGAACACTGACGACAGACACGGAAGAAAACCGTGACATGTTTCGGCAAACGCTTGCCATGTATATGTCAGGCCTGCCCAAGCAGTATAAGATTCCTGAGATCACGCATAACCGTAACTCGTTGACGTTGAAGAACCGCAGCCGTTTGTTCTACCAAGTGGCAGGCTTGCGGGCCAAGGGGTCTCTGGGGCGTGGTAAAGCGATTACCTACCTTCACGGTACTGAGACGAGTTCGTGGGGCGACGAGGAAGGCTTGGCGTCGCTGCTGGCTTCCCTTGCCGAGACCAATCCTTTGCGCCTGTATATGTTTGAGAGTACGGCGCGTGGCTTCAACATGTTCCACGACATGTATGCGACTGCCAAGAAAGCTAAAACCCAGAAGGCAATTTTTTGTGGCTGGTGGCGAAACGAACTCTACTCAGCAGATCCTGAAGGTTCAGTTTACAAAACCTACTGGGACGGCAAGCTCTCTCCTGAAGAGAAAGAGTGGGTCAAGGAAATCAAGAAGCTCTACGGCGTTGAAATCAACTCGCGGCAAATAGCTTGGTGGCGCTGGAAGATGATTGAGGGCATCAAGGACGATGCGCTGATGTATCAGGAGTTTCCGCCGACAGAAGACTATGCCTTCATTATGACTGGCACTAATTTCTTCTCGAACAGCCGCTGTACAGAGGCGATGAAAGATGCCCGCAAGAAACAACCGGATTGCTACCGCTACATGTTCGGCAACTACTTCCAAGACACGGAAGTCATCAAGTCCTCGGAAAAAGTTTGTACCCTCAAGGTTTGGGAAGAACCAATCGACACCGCCGTCTACGTCATTGGTGCAGATCCTGCGTATGGCTCGTCAGACTGGGCAGATAGATTTTGTATTCAAGTATATCGTTGCTACGCTGACGGGTTGGACCAAGTTGCTGAGTTCGCGACATCGGAACTTAATACATATCAGTTTGCATGGGTTATTGCTCACTTGGCTGGAGCGTACAAAAACTCAACCCTTAATCTTGAAGTCAACGGCCCAGGACAGGCTGTTATTCAAGAACTCACAAATCTTAAGCGTCAGGCATCGGCTATCGGCTCGGTCCCCGAAACAAGCCAGATGGGCAAGGATCTGATGAACGTGCTCTCCAGTATGAAAAACTATATCTGGAGAAAGAACGATACGCTTGGCGGTCTGACCAACTCTATCGGCTGGGTGACAACTGGCCCGTCCAAAGAACGCATGATGAACTACACGAAGGATTACTTCGAGCGCCGGATGATGAACATACACTCGACAGAGCTGCTGGACGAGATGAAAACCATCGTCCGAAATAACGGAACAATTTCTGCCCCTGGTCGGGGCAAGGACGACCGAGTGATGGCAAGCGCGTTAGCGGTCGTAGCTTTTGCCGAGCAAGTTCAGAATCAAATGATTGTGCGCCGCATCACAAGAGACATGGCCCACAAGATCCAAGACCGCACCCCTGAAGAGCTTTCGGTCTCCCGTAACGTATCAACCTATCTGCGGAACATTGGTTATGGACCCAAAGATCTTCCCCAAAGGTGAACTCTATCGCCTGATGGATAGGTTCGCAAAAGATCCCAAACGGGTAATATCTTGGCATTTCCTTGCCGAAATGACTGGATTATCCGAGGGGCACCTCAAAGATGTGTTCGTAGCCAAGAAGCACCCCCTGACAGAGATGGTTCAGATCCGTGTTTCCTACGCTATGCGGCGTATTGAGGCTGGTGAAGTCAAAATTATGCGGAATAAAGACAATTCCCGCTTTATCCATTATAACAAAGAAAATAAGCCCAAAATCGTTAGAAATACGGGTTTGAGGGTTCAAAATGGGCAAATCAGGCTTAAATTAGGCCTGAAAAACGCCAATGACTATTCTGATGAAACCTTTGATGAGCAACTTAAAAGGGGTACAAAATGGCAGTCTTGAAGTCTTACAAGTGCGAAGAACACGGGTATTTTGATGCGTGGGAGCAGAAATGCGAACATTGCGACGTTGAACCCAAGCAAGTGTTTATCAAGCCATTTTCCATCAAGTCTGACCGGACGAAACGGACTGACACCAACCTCAAGGGTCTGGCATCGCAATTCAAGATGACCAACATCAAGTCAACCCGCGAAGGTGAGCACCAGTCTGGGTACTACACCCGCAACAACAAAGAAGTTTCCAAGCAAGAACAAGAGTTTATGGCAGAAACTGCCAAAGGTAAGGAAGCTGCTGATGGCGGCGTGATGTGGGGCGGCGGCGGCAATTTCAGTATGCCTTCCCTTATGGCTGGAAATGCGGTAAAGTCCGTTCGTGGTGAGCCAGTCGGGTTTAACGTCAAGGGCGAAAACTTTACCGGACCCAAACCCAGTTCTGTTATAAATGACCATCAAGGCTTGAGTCTCAAGGACGCTAAATGAGAATCCCAGAGAAGCATAACGAGCGCGAGTTCTTTTACCTAGACTTGATTAACAAGTGCAAGGTTTCCCTCGATGACCGCCGTTCAGACTACGCTTCTTATCGGTCATGGTATCTGTTCGGAGCATCTCCAGAAGATTCTCCAGCAGCTTACAACAAGATCTATTCTCATATAGATCAACTGGTTAGCTTCCTTTACTCGTCGGAAACGACGCGCTTTAGCATAGCGATTGGTGCGGCGGTTCACCCTAGTGAGCACACCAAGATCCCCGCACTAAGCCAGCTCTTGCACGATGAGTGGAATAACTCCAATGCCGATAAAGTGTTTACGGAAGCTCTTACTTGGTCGCTGTGTTACGGCTCCTGCTTTGTAAAGCTGGTTGCGCGTGAGAAGTCTATCTACCCTTACGTTTTGGACCCAGGCTCGATTGGCGTTTTGCGTGAGGACGTATCGACCCTTGATCGCCAGCAGGCAATCACTCACACCTACTACATGACGAAGTCAGATCTGTTTGACCGTCTGTATTCGCATCCAAACCGCGATAGCATCGTTGCTCGCGTGACGGCTTCTCAATACACACCGTCCATAATTCCTGAAGGTATTCAAAGGCTTGTAACAAGCCAAGTGAACCCCATCATGTATGGTAACGTCAACTTGAACCTGAGCGCACCTAACCGCTTTAAGGCTAAAGTTGGCGAAGATACCATCGAGATGACAGACCTTTACATCTGGAACGACGAGATCAAGGATTATCAGATAGTCACTCGTGCAGCTCCAGATGTAATCATTTATGATCGTCCGCTTGAACAAATGTTCCTGCGTGGCGAGCTGCCAATTATTCAGATTTGCCCGACCCCGCAATACGACTATTTCTGGGGACAACCGGAAGTTCAGAAGCTGGTTGTGCTGCAAGATATGCGTAATAGGCGCATGTCCGAGATCCTAGACCTGCTGTCCAAACAAGTATCCCCTCCGACCGCTTTGACTGGTTTCTCCGGCATTATCGACGAAAAAGACTTTGCCCTGAACCGTGCTGGCGGCCTGTTTATGACGGACATGCCTCAGACTAAAGTTGAAAAGCTGGCTCCCAACATTCCGCAGGATCTTTATGCTCAGCTTAAAGAAATTGACTCAATGTTTGAAGAGGCTTCAGGCATTTCTAACGTCTTGTCTGGACGGGGTGAGAGCGGCGTACGTTCGGCTGGACACGCTAGTCAGTTGGCACGTCTTGGTTCTTCCCGCGCTAAAAAACGAGCGCTCATGGTGGAAGACTCCCTTGAGAAGATGTCTACACTCTATCTCAAGCTACTTCA